CGCTGGGCTATCGTTTCCATGCCAATGCCCAGATCTGTGCAAAGCGCAGCGATGTACCAAAGTACGTCACCTACTTCGTCGGCAATCTTCTCCCGCTCTGCAGGATCGAAGTGCCCGTTCTTATCACGTAAGACCTTCTTGACCTTACCTGCGACTTCACCAGCCTCACTGACTAATCCGAGGGTGGGATAAGTAATTACGTCTGCGTCTGGGTAGACGGCAGTCTTAGATGCCTGTGTTTGATAATCTTCAAAATTCACTGCTTCTTCCTTAATGTTTGGTTTCCATTTCTGTTCCTTCCACTTGCATGACAGGCTTTTGTCATACGTCAGTAAGAAACGGTGCTTGCGGGTTCTCGGACGCCATTCACCCTCGATGCCTTTGACCTTGCCTCGTGAGTGTTTGGTAAACGTTCCGTCGGACTGCTTAATCCAGAAGTCACACTTAGGATCGGACAGTCCGTAATACTTAAAGTTAGATGCGGCGTAGACTGTGCCTTGATGGAAGTCGTCGTCGGCATAGCTTAGGATTGAGCGTACATCCTGATACGATCTGAGATGCTTCACTGAGCGGCTAACGAACCAGCTTGCTAGGTTATGCTCAGACGATTGATAGTCAGGGTGTAAGACCAGCCTAGATAGCTCCCAGAAGCCTTGTTGTTCTGTTCTGGGTAGACCAAAGCAGCCCTTCAATAGTTCTGGCACGGGCCAGCCAGTAAAGATACACACCCCTACAAGATGATCACGATGGTACAGGCCGACATTATACCCAGACTTAAAGCCTTTCGATATTTCGGATAGGTAGTGATATCGTTGTAGGAGTGGTACGCATGAGGCCTTAGTGACCAAGCGAACCATATAGTCCGCTTTACTCATCAGTCTCTAGAACCTCAATGATCTGGTTTATGTACCACTTTGCCTTGCGCAGATCCTCTACTGGATTACCCTTGTATTGGTGACGCCAGATGTATTTCATTGCATTGCCTTGGCAGTAGGCCATAAATCCTTCTTCACCTAGAGCGTGGTAAATAGCCTCGATGCATTCGATGCCGCTGTTATTGTAGTGGGGTGGGTTGTTAACCATGTCTGTCATGGCGCAACTCAATTCAGCTTGTTTTTGTTGAAGGGGATGATTTTGGCGTCTTTGATTGCCTTGACCAGTTCCTCATCAGGCTCAAACTCTACCTCACCGACTTCGTCCTGTAGCTCATCGGCGTAACGTGCCATGCTACCAACTAATGCAAATAGGTTGATGAGTTGTTCAAAAGAAACGAACATCCCTGTGGATACATCCTCTAGGAACGTATTCACCTCTTCGTCTAGGTCGTCTTCGAGCTTGTGCCCACAGGCAATAGATAGATCACCGTCATCTTGTAGTTGCAGGATCAATATTAATGAATTTGGCGGTAGTTGTTCTGGTTTCATGGTCCTGCCTTTTTTAAGAGTTTGAAAAAGTATTCAGCATCCACCACAGCCAGCGGCGTTCTTCTGTCCGCTTTAATGACCGCCACGGGTTCTAGGCCTTGCTTTGCATTTGCTGCCGCCTGATCTATGACTGTGTAGATTGCGAAGGATTTGTAGGCCTTACACTCCACACTGATGGGGATTTGTTTCCGAGCGGCTGGCGAGAGCCTTAAATCTTCCCCGCCAGCGCCCATCGAAGTACTAATAATGTCATCAGGTTCTAAGGTCGTGAAAAGCTCCAAAAGCCTATCTCTCACCCATTGCTGATGCTTTCTCCCCTTCGCCTTTGCGGACGATGGTTTGATTGCCATTACAGTTCTTCTCCCTCGTACTGGACGTACCAATAGTACTTAGGACTTACTGCTTGTGATCCTGTCTGTGGCAGGTACTTTGCTTTAGGCCAGCATGTGTTGAGGAATGAACAGAAACCACACGTAGAGCATAGCTTCTTGCTTCCTGTAGGCTTGCGCCTGAAGGTTTCATCCTCTGGCTCGAAGCAGCGTTTGAATTCACCGTCCAAACTCTTGACCGTGGCAGCCATCTGCTTCTTTATTTCGCTGAGTTCCCGTTTGTTGAGTGAGGCTTCAACCACCTTCACTTCACCGCTGCTTTTATCCACAACGACCCAACCACCGGGTTCTTTGCCTTGAGCTACTGAGTAGCCAACAAGTTGTCCGATGTAGCCAAAGTCGTCTGACGCCTTTAGGCCGTCAAATCCTTTGCTCCACTTGTTGCCGAAGGCCCAAGGAGAGGCGGATTTAATATCAAAGATCTTGCCGTCGATCTCGATATCGTCCTCGCCCCTAACCTCAGTACCTGCCACATTCAGTTTGACCTTGTTCTTGCCACCCGTAATATTCGCACCGCTTATACGAAGTATGAGTTGCATGATCGCCTCAATCAAATCGCCGTGCATCATTCTAACGATGTGATTATATGGCATACGGGCTTTAGGAGCGCCTGACTTCTCCATTTGGAGTTGGCAGGTAGGCTTGGAGATGTTGGACATACGGACACGAAAGTCCTCGTTCTCACGAAACAACTGCTTATGCAGTGCCTCACGAACCATCTCCACAGCCTCGTCTATCCACTCCGATTTGATCTCCACTTGATCATGCTCGTTGTTAGATAGACGTTCCAAGGTCTGGTGAATTTTAGCTTCTAAGATCACTCGTCGAAGTCCGCATCCAGTTCGTTTTCGAGAGCATCGATTGTGTCTTCATCTAGATCACGATTACGAATTGCACTCTCATACGCCGCATCAACACGATCATTCTCACGCTTAACCAACTCAGCAAAATGCACCATTGTATCTAGCGTTTGATCATCCATCGCCACAGGGTTCTTGAGATCTGCTTCGTAATGATACTGGTAATATGTGACGCTACCGTTCTGATGCTCTGAGCCAGTTACATCGATCCAAAAGTCGCTAAAGTTTCGACTATTCAGCTTCTTAATCACTTCGTCTTCGAAGTTCATATAGCTAGAGTTCTTATTCAGAATGATAGCTGGAACGTTTTCAATCGTAACCTCAGTGCCATCAACTGTCTTACCAGTATAAGACACAAGACAGCGTAGCTGACGAAACAGTGTGATAGACTTATACTGTGCCTTACGGTCTTGTGACCAATCTTTCATCTCACGAGATAGTGGCTTGCCGCAGCGTGTAGTGCCCCGCATATCCCGTGCCTCGTGGCTCATAAATGGGATAAGTAGCGTCTTGTTACGCACACGGTTTTCGTCTGGGTCGTAATCGATCCACTGAAATAGGTGAGATAGAACACGTATCTTAACGCTGTCTGCGTACACAGCTTGTTCGTAGTTCTTCAGGTATAGCTTGCCCTCAAACTGACGAATGTCATTGCCATCTGCGTCCTTGCGCTGAGTGCTAAATTTAAGTTCTGGAAGACGTGCGCCGCTTGATTGTTGTGGCCTATCGTTGAGGCCCAAGATTGCATTTAGTTCTGCTAATTTTGTACTGTCGATTGTTTGTAGCTCGCCCATAAGGCTCTCCTCTATGACTGGGATCTTAGTTATACACCAACTAGGTGTTTTGAACAACACTTAATTCGGATATGTCCATCCAATTTTTGCCCACTGAATACTCCGTATCCAGAGGCAGTACTGCTTGGTAATTGAAGCGCACCTGAAGCTCTTCATCGACGCCGCTCATGGCCCATTGCAGGGCACGACCAACGTCCTGTATTTCGTCTGGGTGGATATCAACGACGATACTATCGTGTACCGTCAGTATTAATTTAGACCGAAGACCTTCCTCACGAAACTTACGCAGCGCACGTATACATGAGAGAGGAACGATGTCGGCGGTTGCAAAGCTCTGGCAGGGAAAATTGACGATCTGTGTGTGTCCAGTAACTCTTCCATTTCTTGAACGTTTAGCTCCGGGGAACGCAAATTGTCTACCGCTAGGGGTTTGGATGTATCCTCTAGAAAGAACGCTGTCTCCCAGACTTTTATGCCATCTTGCAAGTCCTTGGTAGATCTTGAAATAGGAATCGAAATATTGGCGGACGTGCGGCGGTTCGCCCATTCCGAGTCCCCCATAAAGCGGTTGGAACGTCTTGGATTTTGCAGATGATCTCTCATCTTTGGTCACCTCTTCTTCTGGTTTCTGTAGGATAATTGATGCAGTCTGACGGTGTACGTCTTTACCGTTGAGTACGTCGTCGATGATTTGCTGGTCACTGGACAGCATCCCAGCGACTCTAAATTCAAGACCGCTGAAATCCATTTCGCCGCAGAAACCGTTTTCAAAACGGCTGACAATAGCCCGACGAACCTCAAACTTTGAACCCTTTGGTAAGTTTTGGAAGTTAGGATTGGTTGATGACAAACGGCCCGTCGCAGTCACACACTGGTTGAACGTTGAGTGCAGTAGACCACTCGGACGTGTCCATGTCTGAATGCCTGTTACAAAGCTATCTAGGTAGGTGTTGATCGCATTGAGACGCTTGATCTTAGTCAGGAATTCAACAGCCGTAAGGTTCTGCTTTTCCTCTGCCTGAGTGATCAGCTTACCAATCGTTACCTTGTCTGTCTTGAATCCGTTTATAGACGCATCGGATGGCACCGTTGGGTTTAGCTTTAGACCTGCTATCTTACCTTGTGGAATGTACAGCGCACCATTGCCGTGGCACACAGGACACTTACTACGGTTCTTCCAAGGCTCACCATTTTTCTTCAGCTTTTGAATACTACCGTGGCCATTACATTCACGGCAACACATAGCCACCGTCTTGTATACCTTCTGAGTGGTTGAGCGCACCGCCTTAGCAAACTGGCTATGGTTCATTCGAGGCGGCATGAGAGGCTTGCCCTTAGCATTAACGCCAATGTTCCAAACCTCACGGTGCTTCTCACGATCCATGACCTGACGTGAGTAAACCACCTTGGTCATATCTGCACCGCTGTTAAGGTTAATAGGCGTGTCACCCATAACCTCAACCACGATCTCATTTAGTTTACGCTCTAGCTGATCCTTCTCGGTACGGAAGTTCTGTTCAACTTCAGACAATACATCCAGATCGATCTTGCAGCCGTTACCCTCGATCTCAAGTAAAAACCAAGTCATCTCGTTCATCAGTTCTACTATGTTAAGTAGGGGCTTATTCTCGTCAGTATGAAAGTCGGCTTGCTGTGCTAGATAGATGTCGCCGCAACTTACAATGTCAGCCTCGCCGTACTCTTGCACCACGTCAATTGGCATAGCCTCAAAGCCAACGCCCTGCTTGAACATGTCATCGACTAGCTCACTCTTCTTACGTGTAACGTCACGACGCTCGGCTATTCCCTTCAAAGATAGATCGGTGCGCTGACCCTTAGCGAGTATATACTCGTTGATCATTGTGCAGCGTAGTAATGGCGGTAGCTTGAACCCAGCCTCTAATAACCAAAAGGCATCGAACTTAGTGTTGTGGCATATGATGCCCTTAGCCTTATCCAAGTAGCCTTGGAACTTAGCAGGGTCGGCTGCCTTAACTAACTCCTTGTGGTAGTAGAAATCAGTAATAGGCTCGATCACACCATCGGATGTTAACCAACCATACTGCGCACATATCAATTTGTTCTGCGGGTTCTTGGGGCTGTTGTCCCACTTACCGTCACGTTTCTGTACCGTTACCTCTGTATCGACTACTAACCATCCATCCTCATGCAACATAGCGTGACACCTCTGGCTCGATGTTACAGACGATGGTGCCATGCCAGCCCGACAGCTTATTCTTACTTACCGTAATGAACCGTGTGGTGTCTGGTTGGTTATCCTCGTTGTCGCCAGAGTGACGGCCAAGGCCAAGTATCAGGTCGCTCTCCGCAGCCTTACCAATCTTAGACCCTTCCATCATTGTGTAGGTTAGACGTGTCTTACCATCAGCCTCGGCACTGGCTTGGCTTACTGCGATTAGGGCGCATTCATGACGCTTGGCTGTCTCACGTAAGCGGCGGTATAGCTCC